TGAGTTTCAACACGAGAAAGATGATGAAGAGCAGCGCCATCAGCACGGCTCCTTTCTGGCCTGAATTTTTCATTGTTTGAAATTATTGTAGTTGTTCTGGTAAATCATTCACATCCTCAGTAGAATCATCATCAAGGAAGTCGAACAATGATGGGGCCTCCTTTTTCACAGCCGCCTGAGCACAATATTGGGCACCGTCGAGGAAATAGACAGGCGAGAGTTCTATCCCCCAACCTTTGCGGCCTTTGTTCAAGGCACAATAGGGAACAGTCATCAAACCTCCGAATGGGTCGAGAACGATATCTCCGGGGTTGCTCATCTGATCGATCACACGGTTCACGATGTCGAATTGCAGGGGGCAGAGATGCTGCTCTTTCCCTTTGACCGACTGAATGGTGTTGAGGGTGCGCATCCGGGCCACGTCAGACCATACGCTGTCAGTCCAACTGCCCGGCTGGAGTAGCATGAACCCCGTAGGGAGTTTGCCATGCAGTTCCAATTCTTCGGCTATCTTCACCACATAGTCATAATCCCATACCTCGTTGAGTGAGTATTTCTTGAAGAAACGGAAGATTGATTTGTGGTCCATCTTCGCTATCTCCTCCGGGGTCATCAGCCTGTCACCTGAAGAACGTGTGTAGCCGTGGGCATCCATCTGCCAGCGGGCGCGGCTGTATCCGTCGGGGTTGTCCCATCGCCGCGTCTGCTCGTTCCACCATTTCTTTTCCTTGACAACAGGAATGTCGGCATAGGCATTGGTTCTATCAGTGGCCGGTTTCCGGAATATGAGAAGATACTCCGGCATACCCACGCCCATCTTCGTGCCGTCTTTGCATTGCTCAGTCCAGCCGAGGCGGTAGGTCTGATTGTTTTCCCGGACCACATCGGTAACGATTGTTTTCATGCCCATGTAGGCAAAGCCGTGTTTGGTATAGTGCCTGATACAGTCGCAGTGGAACGGATAGACCGTCTGACAACCCATGCCGCTCAGACCCATGGGAACGATGCGGTCTTTGACATGGATTATCGCCATACGGCCCGGCTGCAACACTCGGTACAGATTGGGGGTGAGATAGTCCATCTGCTGAAAAAACTCCTCGTTGCTCTCTGAGTGGCCGAAGTCGGCATAATTGGGAGAATATTCGTACTGTGTCGCAAATGGGATGGATGTTACTATCAGCCCCACGGAATTGTCGGGATAGCGTTCTGTGTCCTGCAATTCCAGTACATTGTCATTGTTTGCTATGCGGTAGCCGTCGCCGGACACCTCGACCCTCTCGACCCTCTCGACCCCGAGCTTGCGGGCGAGGTGCGCCGACATTTCCTTATGAGAGAGTCCGTATTTCTTTATGATTTCTGTCATGTTGTGAACGAGTTTGTTATGGTTCTGCCATTTGGTTTCAAGAGCCTTTCTGACCCCACAGCGCAATAGTATCTACTGCGTCGTCATTAGCACCCAGATCGACATCAATCAT